TATTATTGGCATGCTAACTCAAGACCCAAGTCAACGAGCAGCGCGTGAACAAGACATATTTGGACGCATGCAAGCTACTCTACAGCCAGAGCAGGAGCGTCAGCGTCTTGCGCTAGAGGAGCGTTTACTTGGTCAGGGTAGGTTAGGTGTACAGACTAATCAATACGGCGGCACACCGGAGCAGTTAGCGCTAGAAAAGGCTATTGCAGAGCAACAAGCAGGTCTTGGTGTCAGCGCAATGGAACAAGCCCGTGCTGAACAAGCTTTGCAGTCACAACAGACTCTAGCAGGTTTAGGTGAGACACGTTCAAGACTAGGCTTGTTGGGAGATTTGGGCTTACAATCTATCCCATCTGCTTACGCGGGTCAGAATCAACTTCTTGCCAACCTAGCCCCAGGGCTAGATATAGCTCGTATAGGAGCAAGCCTACAGTCTACTGGCCTTGGCTTAGGAACACAGCTTGCAGAGTCTACACTAGAGTCTCAACTTGGTTACGCAGCACTAGCCAATGCTCTACGTCAGCAGCAATTCCAAGGGCTGTTTGATCTGTTGAAGGGTGAGCAAGCAGCCTCAGCACCTTCAACAACAAGCAGTTCAACTCCTACTCTAACAGGTAATGCAGCAGTAGATGCTGCAATATCAATGTATGGAGGGATACCGAGAAATACAAATACCACACTAACAGGAAATGATGCTGTTGATGCGGCAATATCAATGTATGGCGGAATACCACGAGGTTAAACAATGGCTATAGATATTAACAGTCTGTTTGCAGACATCATTGAGACTCCTGAACAGCGTCAGCAGAAACTACTCCAACAGGGTATGGTTCAAGGTCAATTACTGTCCTCTGGTTTACGCGGGAGAGCGGCAGCATTAGCTCCTTTAGCTCAGATGGGGGGTCAGTTAGGGGTACAGCGTAATGACGCTCTACGGCGAGCTGTTCAGCCTATGATTGGCATTGACCCGCGTAGTACTGGAGAAAAACTCCAAGGAGCATTGGCTAATGTTGATACATCTACTCCCGCAGGAATGCTTCAGGCTGCAAACTTAGTTCAGTCTATTGACCCTATTCGCGCTGCGTCTTTAAGGCAAGAAGCCGCAAGAATGAGAACAGCAGAAGAAGATAGAGATTTAACAAGAAGAACTCAAGAAGCGAGCTTAAGAGTTTCAGGCTTACAAGAAGCAAGTACTGCTCTTCAAATCTCAGAAAGAGGACAAGCGGTTATTGATAAGCAAAATTATAGAGAAGGACTCCCTAAATTAGCGCAAGCTGTCCGAGATCTGGGTGATGAATATGAAGCAATAGCTGTTGGGATTGAAAGCAGCACTTTAGACCCTAAGGATGCAATGCGTGATGTAGCATCAATTCAATCTGCAAAATTTAAAGCTACTCCTAAAGATGAGTTCAAACCTATATTAGAACGCGAAAGAGATGATTACTTATCTCTTGCAAATGAAAGACCTGAGCTAGCAGGATTGCTTAAAAAAGGTTTTTTTGGTGGAAAGCCAGACGTTAGTGAGGCAAAGTTCTTTGAGCTTGCAGGAAAGTTTAGGTCAATGCCTGAAAATAAAAACAAAACACCAAGTGAGATAATAGATTTAGTGCAAGCATCTATCACTACTGGTACTGGCGCAGACCTGCTAGAGGTAAGCGTAGAAGACATGGCTCAACAACAAACAGGAGTAGCAGGGTTTGATCCGGAAGCGGCAGCGGCAACAGCAGCAGCGCAATTAGCTTTAACCCCTACTGAAGCGCCTCAAGAAAACATTGGGGTAGACCCAGACTTTGAAGCAACTTTAAGAAATGTAGCAGCAGTAAACGGAAACATAGATCAAGCAAAAACCAGATATATCAATCAAGCAAAAGCAAGGATTACAAACTTAAATGCCGCGATTAGAAATAGACAAGCTACTAACGCAAACGCGGATGATTTAAGACAACAAATTTCTCAACTTGAAGCGAGAATTGCAAACTACTCTCAATAGGTTTTTTATGGCTGATTTATCTAAGTTAAGCAGGGAAGACTTGCAGCTTATTGCTGATAAAAAGTTTGATCAAATTTCGCCAGAAGCCCTGGCTGCTCTTAAAGTTGAGACTCCTATCGGAGAACCCTCTACTTTTGATAAGTTTGCGTATGCTTATGAGTCGGCTGATACAGACATAGGTAATGCTTTCACATATTTATCGAGTGAATTTCCTATAGGCAAGGTTGGCTTTAGTTTTGACGAAGGTTTTACTTACACTTCACCGGAAGAGTTTTATGGTGAAGACTATATGAAGGCTAGTCCTGATACGCGAAGGCAAGTTATCGCCAGGGCTAAAGAGCTAGAGCTTCAAGCAAAGTATCCAGAAGCCTCTCAACAAGAAGGTATGGGTGGAGCAGCAGGAGTCGCAGGGACTATCATTGGATCATTAATGAGTCCTACTACTTTAATCCCAGTGTCTAAAGCCTACCAAGGATACAAAGGTCTTGCGGCAGTAGGCGCTGCGTTTGGGGCAGAGTATAACGTCCTAGAGCAGCTAGCCAAAACTGGAGAGGTAGACCCTGTGCAGTTAGCAGGAGCTACCGCTGTGGGGGCTATTGCTGCACCTGCAACCTCTGCCGTTATCAAAGGCCTTACTCCCGCGTCAAGGAAAGCGTTAATAGAAAGACGCTCTCCAGAAGCAAAGATGCGAGCATCTGAACAGTTTGACGAAATAGAAAACATTGTATATGAGCAAGCTGCTAACGGCGTTACTGATTTACAGCAGATTAAAACCGTAGTTCAAAATCGCATGGGATTAGATGACGCGGGAATAGACGATATTTTAATTAAGTCTGACCGAAAGATACGAATCCCATCTCGCCAACAAGCTGACGCAGTTATTGCTGCTAAAGCAAAAAACATTGCCCCTTCTTCCGCAACTGGCGGATGGAAGATGGGTGAAGACTTTTTAGGAGTGGTAGCAACTGGCGTAAAAAACATCAGCCCAAAGGCTCACTCTCTTCTTGTAAAAACTGAATACGATATTGCTCAAGACACTCAAAAGTATGCGCAGCAAATCAAGCCTTTGACAGATATATTGGACAAGATTACAGGCAACGACCTGAAAGCCGTGTCCAGGGATTTGGCTAACGGAAACTTTGATGACGCTCTATCGGTAATGCGCAGATACTCCGTCAATGGAGATGAAGCGTTTACAGAAGTTAGAAGTGTTTTAAAAGACATACACACTCGCTTGAAAGACGAAGCGGGATACAATGATATCGGGGACATTGAAAACTATTTTCCGCGTCAACTAAAGAACTATAAAAAGTTTTTAGAATCCCTTGGTTTAAAAGAAAGAACAAAGCTAGACAATGCTTTAAGAGCAAGAGCAAAAGAATTAAAGTTAAAATCTGCTGAAGATATACCGCCAGAAGACCGAGCCAATATTATCAATCAGATTATGCGTGGAGTTCCTACCAGGTTAGTAGATAACCGGCAGGGCTTTGTTAAAAGCAGGGCAGTTGCAATCATTGACGATAAGTTAATTGAGCAATACCAAGACCCTAAGACCGCTCTTAACACCTACATCATGAAAGCCGTTAGCGATATTCATAAGCGTAAGTTTTTTGGACGCGGGAAGGATGCTAAAGACAAGGGTGTGCGAGAAATCAACCTTCAAGAATCTATTGGGGGCTATGTTGATGACGCAATAAAGAAAGGTGAAATGGCCTCTGGTGACGCAGACAGATTGGCAGAGTTGCTTGAGGCAAGATTTGGCTTAGGTGAAGCTAGCGCAGGAAAAATAAATAGCTTTATGAGAAACGTAGGATACATGTCTACTCTCGGCAACCCATTCTCCGCGCTAACCCAGATTGGCGACCTTGGTATGTCAATCTACGCTAATGGCCTTAGGAATACCATAGGCTCAATGCTTGGCAAGAAAAACATTGACTTGTCAGAGATTGGATTAGACAAGGTTATTGCTCAGGAACTTGGTACTGTTGGCACTACAGCAAAACTCCTAGATAAAACACTTGGAGCGGTAGGCTTTAAAGCAATAGATAGGCTAGGCAAAAACACTCTGATCAACTCTTCCTTTAGAAAATTTAGCAACATGGCTAAAAGCGATAAGGGCGTTGAGTCATTAAGAAAGAAATACGGATACATGTTAGAGGATGAGTTTGCTAATACTGTTGCAGATTTAAGGGCAGGGAACATTACAGATAACGTAAAGCTAATGTTGTTTAGCGAACTGTCAGACATTCAGCCTATCAGCTTGTCTCAAATGCCTTTAAATTATTTAAAGAATCCTAACGGTAGAATCTTTTACTCCCTCAAAACCTTTGCTATTAAACAGCTAGACGTTTTAAGAAGAGATATAATACAGCAGTACAAGGCCGGTAATACTGGAGAAGCTGCGAAGAACCTAACCGCCTACATGACAATCATTCCTATGATGGGGGCGACTGTTGATGAGGCTAAAGACTTCTTGCGAGGACAAGGAGCAGAGGTAAACGACATCCCAGACAACTACATTGAAAACTTGTTTAAGGTGTTTGGTGGAAGCCAGTACGTCATGGAGAAGTATGTAGACAAAGGACAAGTAGGCTCGGCTATTGGCGAGATTGTCGCCCCTCCTACCGATTGGATTAACGCGCTAGGAGAGGATATCTGGAAGATTGCCAACGGAGACTTTGTAGGCGAAGAGTCTAAAGCGATGCGAGAGCTTCCAGTGATAGGGAAGGTTTGGTATAACTTCTTCGGCGGAGGCATGGAAAAAGCTATAGAGTTTGAAGAGAAGCGCAGAGCAAACTAAACCCTCGGCAAACGCCTCTCCTCCATTGTGGGGAGGGGCTTTTCTTTTAGCTCCTGCTCTATCAAGAATTCACAAAACTGCTTGATCTTTCTCAGGTCTTCAACCCCGCCCTTCTGCCGCCATCTTGAGATGTATTTAACTATAGCCCCCTCACAGAAGCCTAAGTTGTTAGCCAAGATGTACTCGATAGGCTGTATCTTTAAGTCCTGATAGTGACTTCCTGCTATCTGGTAGTCTGTTGCTTTCAATGCAATTCCCTCTCGTAAGCTTCTACTTGTTCACGGTACGATTGATTAACATGAATTTGAAAGCTGTCTTGAATTGAGTCAGTGCTGTTAATGAAGTTAAGCATATCCTCTAGCATCATACCGGCTGTTCCTGCCATATTCCTATCAACCTCATCATCACATTCAAGTAACTCTGCAAGCCAGTCAAAGACATCCTCTACATTCTGTAGCTCTAATTCAATGCCGTCTTTCGTAATAGCCTTAACTCCTTTTCCCGCGTAACTCATAGGTTGTCTCCTTGTTGGCTTAGTTTAACGCGGGTGATGTGCAGCCATAGCTCTTCAGGGCTATTAAGCTGCGACTGCTCAACGCACATGCCATCCGTATAAACTTTAGTCTTAGGGTTAATAAACTTCGTACACTTGTCTGCAAATTCTGTCTTACGAATCCAACCAACCACACACATGGTGTTCTGGTCTATCTCTGTACACAGGACGGCGATAGGAGCTTTGAATGCTTCAACGCTTTTAAACAGCAAGACTCCGTTTGGGTACTTGGTAGTTTTAACATCAACCCCTATGTCGCCAAAGAAAATATCCACTCCCGCGTCTACTCCAAAATCAAACGGGCTGAAGTCTGCCTGGTAAACTTTAGATACTGCTAACTCACCTTTAATACCAATCAAGTCTATTTCTTCATCTGTACTAGACTTGTCTTTACGTTGGTTAACTACGCCAGAAGCCCTAGATAACATGGAGCGACCATTTGCTGCGCGTTGACAGTCAAACAATTCTTTCTTGCTGAGTTTAACTTTTAACATACACGGTTCTCGTGGTAGGTGATTAGCTCCTGGAACTCTGCCAGGATTTGCTCGTAGTCTGCTTTGTATCTTTTAACCGGAGTAGACTTCTTTTCAATCATCTCCTCCACAAAGTCTCTACCGTACATATCTTGCATCCAGAGTGTGTACTGCTGAGCAGCTGATCCGTGAGACATACCCCACATGTTACATGCAGGACACTGGGGATGGACGTTCTCTATCTCTAACGCCCAGTAGGATGAATTACCTTTGGGGATGAAGTGTCCTCCTTGCATATCCTTGTAGTGCTTAGTGACTCCACAAGACACACAAGAACAATTGCCGTTATCATCTGACGCTGCAAGTCTGGCTAATTTTTGTACAGCTTTGTAGCACTCTTGCTTTAACTGAGCGGAAGTCTTGGTCTTGGGTTTAGATTTCCGTTTGACCCTGCGCTTCACGGCTCTAGTCATTTCCAGTATCTCCCATCATGCAGAGAAAGAAGCGTCTTCTCTGCTCGGATCTGATCCTTTTCTTCCATCCTGTCATAGCGCATCTTAAGTAACGCTACACTAAAGTTCTTCTGAGTTACTGGGTAAGTCTTTGCCGCAACTCTGACATCAAGTGGAATCTCGTATTCCTGTTTAGTCTTTAAACCCATACAGCCCTAGCCTCTTGGTGTAGTGTGAGGTGTATTTTCTGTGCAGCTCTATTTGCAGAGCCACTAAGGCATTGTATGTCTCCTTTACTTGTTTGTCTTCAAGTTTATCCAGGCCAATCTGTAGCTCATCAATGGCCTTGTGTATCACTTCCATCATATCGTTACTCATGATTCAACCTCCTGGTATCCGACCTCTAAAATTATTCCTTTGTACTGGTACATTCGAGAAAGCCTACTGACTCGAAAGCCTTTCTTGTAGGCTGCGATTCCGTAGGCTTGTTTATCAGATTCTGCACACCACACAGCCTCTTCAAGAGCATCAGAAAACTCAGAGAAGATAATCATTTGGTTGGAAACGGAACATAAACATTAAACTTCTCTGACAGATGACGGCTTAGCACAGCGTGTACCTTGTCGTAATCCTCCCGTGACGCGATAGAAGTAGAGTCGTCTCCAGTAACCACAGACTGTATTGGCTTCCATAGATACTGCTTCACCAGGTCTGTTGTCCAAGGGATGTCTACGCTTGCTTTGACAGTCTTCTTCATGTCATACCCCGCGTCATTTAAAGCCTCGCCAAGTAGTCGGCAGTAAACATGCAATGCGTTATTCTGTGCAGAGGTTCTTGTCTTCCCTGCCTTCCACTTAATCGTGACGTACTTCTTATCTTCGTAAAGCTTGGTGATGTGAGAGACGAACGCATCAAGAGATTGCTTATTACTGACCACCCAAAACTCTCCCTGAGGGATGTCTCCTACCATGTCCTTAACTTCATTTAGATCGTCCATTCCTTTTAGCCTCTCTTTCATTGAACGCGGAGTAAGATGACTTACTTAAAGACTTGTCACTGGAAAACTCAAAGGGTTTGCAGTAAGTAACCTTCCCTCCATTGCCTAGATACTTTTGGATATCCTTCTCTAACCTACCCCTCAGTTCGTTATCCGTTTGCATGCTGTTCTCCTATCTTATAAACCTGATCCATTGTCAAACCCAGAGCGTCACAGATTTGCTTATACCGATGAACGGTCATGTTTCCCTGGGCTAGGGTGTGAGAGTAGTTAGAACTATGGCAGTCAATCATATCTGCCACAGCCTTATGCCTCATGCCGACCTGTTCATGTGCTATGCGTATTGTCTTGCCAATGTGAATCATTGCTTGTCCTCAAAATAGGGGGCTTTCACCCCCTGTTTGACTAAAAGGGAAGGTCGTCTAGTTCAATCTCTGGTGAATTAGACATTGGCTTAGCTTCTTTAGGCTTAACTGACAGACTGAAGAACTTCTTACCTGCCTTAGACTCTTTGAGCCAGGCGTTTAACCAAAACTCCTGACCGCCTACATTGATCGTCCCGTTGTAATCAGCGTGAGTCTCTATCTCTTTCCTTTCGTTCTTGAATAAAGCCCCACGGTTAGTATCATCATAATCACTCATGTCTTTCTCCTTAGTTAAAAAACTTTTCTACATTCTCGTCTATCAAATTAACAGCCTTGGTCACACACTTCTCCAACGCTGCGATGTACTCCTCATCACGCTCAACACGAACGATCAAAGGTTTCATAGTCGGGTGATAGGAAACAAAGTCCCACCACTCCCTGCCTGTAATCCACAGACACCCCATGACTTGCTGCTTGTATTTAGAAGGGAGTACTCCACCCCTCAAATACTCTACATGCGTAGAAGGAGCAGGGGCTTTTATTTCCAAACCACCCTCCTCACCTATCAATCCGTCTGGCGAACACCCTGCTGACAGAGTGTCATGCAAGCAGAACCCAACCTCAGTCACCTCCGCGTCACTAATCAGTGAGTACAAATCTCTAGCGTCCGGCTCTAACTCCGTACCCCTCAGCATATGGTGAGACTGGAAAACCTCTTCACGCTCGCCTGTCAACCGCTCAGCGACCAGTTGATTGATGTAGGCATCAGCCGATGCAGACCAGATGCCTTTTGTTGTGACTATCTTGGCAAACATTGACGCGGAAGGGATGCCTAGTCTTGCTGCTAACCACTCAGGACTACCCTGCTCGTTCTGATCAATCCGCATCATAATCTCCTTGGTCTGCTAGATACTCTTGTCTATCGCGTTCCTTGTCTTCAGGACTAATGTAGTCCTCCTCACTCTCTGTTAGGTATCGATCAAGATCTACCATTACTGGGTCTTTGTTCATAACGCCTCCACAGTGACTCGAATTTAGTAAAGATTAACTTACACTCATCGCAGAACATCATCTTAGGACTAATCCCCTGTCCGCAGCATCCGCAATGAGACCGATTAAACTTCGTCTTCTTGGTCTCCAATCTTCTTCTCCAGTAGCTCTTTGGCTCGGTCAAAGTTTGACGCGGAAAGGGATGCAACATCTTTGCACTTGAATGCTATGCAGAACTTCTCAGTATTAGCCCCTGACTGTTTGATTAGCTCGCCAATAACCTTAGCCTGGGCTTTGGTTACTGACTCAGGCTTAGCTTGTGTCGCAGCGTTGCCATCGTCATCTGCTGATGGAATTCCTGCGATGGCTTGCAAACTATAGCGCCTTGCGTAGCTCAGACACGAGCCGACAGACTGGGCATCCATCTTCCCAAGAGGGATGAAGTACTCCTGCTCCAACCACTCACCAGATGAATGCATTAAGCGAGTGATTACACCCACTGAGTTATCGCCAGAGATGGGGAATTGAACATAGCTCAATCCATGTGCTGCGAAGGGGGCTTTGATAGCCTGTATCACTGACCCCAAGTCCGCATATTTCGATTTGAAAAATGGATTTGACGCCCCTTTAATCGCTGAACCCATCGAACCTTGTGCCGCAGCCATAGCGGTTGCGAGTTCCTTAATTGACTCTGACTGTTTCATACTGTTAATCCCCTCTCTTGCCATAAGTTAATTATCTGAGCATCCTTCGCGTACTTTCCTTGAAACTTCCTAAGCGCCTCCATGCCTATGTCAATGTTGCAGTCACAGATATACCTTGCGTAGTCTCGCAAAGCTTTGAGCGTCTGCTCTTGGAATGAGGCAATATCAAATAGGTTGCTAGTGTTAAGCGAATCTACAAGGTCTACCGCGAAGGACTCGCAGTAGTTTTGGGTGTGCAATGCGTCCAGTAAGAACGCAAACCCTGTCTCTCGGATAGCCCTGGCTACTAATTCATCTGCCAGGTTATCGGGTATGTCTAACTCACCATCTGTGATCCAGGTGAATACATCTTCGCGTGTTAAGAACTGCTCAATAGTTGAAATATTCATATCATCCTCCTCAGAATGTAGTTGTAGATTAGAACAAATCTATGTCATCGTCAACAGTTTTTTCGTTATTTTCAAAATAAAATCTCCTCGGTCTATTCTCCTGCTCGGTTAGCTGTAAGCTGTTGTCATGAAAGTAAAAATTATAAGTACCCTCCCATCCGCCGCTGTGTCTTTGCTTCGCCACAATCAGCTTTTGGTCTTTATGTTTAGCTAAATATTCCTGCTGCTTCTCATCTAACTCGGTCATCTTAGCTAATTCCTTTAGCTGCTTTCTCTTTGCGTTGCTAGCGGTTAACAACACATTATCAGCCATGTCGGTCAGCGTACCTGCCCCGCGAATGGAATACTTGTCAGGTATCCAATTGTCATCTGCCTGTGGGGGCTTCCGAATGTGAGCCACTAATATAATCCCGACATCCAAAGTCTTGGCGCAGTGCTGTAATTTGTTGACGAACTCTGTCTCGGCTACATAATCTTGAAAGCCAGTGCCACATTTCGCGAGGGAATCAACGAAGACAAACTTGCAGCCCAATTCCCTCACGCAATAGTGGATGATCGATAGCACTCGCTCCGGCTTGACTGTGTCTAACTGGTCAAATATGACTAGATTACGGTCAACATACGCTGAAAATTCAGAAATGAAGGATTCTGCGGGTGTGCCATCCTGTGTACCTGCGGCTTGCATTAGCATGCGGTACAGGGATTCGCTCGGTTTCATTTCAAGGGACGCGAGGCAGACCTTAGAGTCTTTGAGTAAGTGCAGGATTATCTCGCCACAGACAAGGGATTTCTTTGACGCATTAGCGCCACCGAATATGGTTAGCTCGCCCTGTCTTAAACGAAACGTATCATGCGTCTTAGGCCACGGCAGCTTCGCACCCCATATCTTTTGCCCTTTGGATCGTTCGACCACCTCATCATGCCACCTGCCCGCGCTGTGGATCTGCGAGGCTTCCATCATGCCCGTGAGTTCAAGATATTGTTCTAGCTCCAAACCCTGCGGAAGCTTCATAGCTCCACCTCCCAGTTTGACGCGGGAGTAGGTGTCTGCTCTTTTCTACGCCTCTCCCAGGTAATCACACAAGCCTTCCATGATTTCATCTGCTCTTTCCCTATCTTCCATCCCCTGGCTTCATAGAATGCCACGAACATCTCCGCGTCAATCCCGTTACTTCGGGAGTCGCAATACGTCTGAACCTCTGCGACTGTTGGGGGTATATATTCTTTGTTTTTACTTCTTACTTCTATAGTTGTTGTCGTTAGCTTGGCGTTTGCTTGGCGTTTGCTTGTCGTTTGCTTGCCCGTATCTTGATAGTCGCAGAACTTAACTATTGATATTATTGAGAATTTATTCGTAATCTGCTTGTCGATCATGTGATCATTTTCAAACCATTTTAGGAACGTTCTTAGACGCCGTACTGAGATGCCTAATTTGGCGCTTGCCGCGTTCAATCCGAACACCAATTGACCGCGCTTGATTGTCAGGTTTTTACCATTAAAAACAGTCACTTTGTCTGTCAGTGATGCCGCCATCAGTAGGTAAATCCAGAACTTTAAAGCCTCCGGTTCTCGCCAGATAAAGTGATCCTGCACTGCCCTATCTAATTTAATCCACCCCATAATATCCTCCTCGCTTCGCTTTATTGATGATTACCTGTGCCGCGTAGATGTCCTGGCGGTCTTTCTCAGTGAACGCCACTCCCTCAGCCGACCATATTGGGACTA